ATGACCGCCCCCGAAGACTTCGACACAACAAGCCCAGGCAGTTGCGCGCCGTGCAGTTCGCCAACAGCGACCGCGACCATGCGCCGCACCGCAACCCGGTCGTCACCCCATCCGGTGATGCGGATCGTGTGCCGGGACTTGATCGGCCACTGCATGGGCCCGCCGTCGTCGGCGATGGTGATCACGGGCCGATTCCCCGGAATCCACTTGTCGGGCAGGTCGGCCCTCACGTCCGCGGCTGCGGTCTGGTCCTGTAGCCACTGACGGAGCCTAGGTAACGAATCCGCCTGTACGCGCACCATTTTCAGGCGCCGCCGCGCGTACAGATCAGGTGATAGCCCGACAATTCCGGATCGTCGTCGATGAACGGCTCAGTGCCGCCCACGATCCGGAACCAGTCGCCGCGGATCTGCAACTCACATTCGCCGTCGAGGCCCTCGGTAATCGGGAGTAGGACTCGGACCAGGCTAGTTGAGCCCGTACGCATTATCTCAACAAGCTCGGCGCCGCCGTGTATGTGTGGCTCCAGATCACACCCCTCAACCGGCGGCATAGGAACGGTGTACGGCAGCGGGCGGCCGTCCGGATCGGTACCGCCGCGTCGTCGCACCGCGATCGTCTCGGCTCCGAACATCAATAGTCGCACCGCTTGAAGCTGCCGCGCGGGCTAGCGAGCACCGAGATTCCCAGCATCCGGCGGTGCCTGTTGGTAATGAACTTCTCGACCGCGGTTCGGTCGAACGTGCCGGACTTCGCGCGTGGCCCCACCGTCTTGGAGAACGAACTAAAAGTGCCGAACTCCCCGTACAGCAGGGCATCTCGGGTGACTTCAAACGTGACCACCTGGGCAGCAGCATCATCATCGGCAACCCCGACCTTGTGGTCACGAATCCAATCCGACACAACCTGCAGCAGCGACGCCGCCAGTTGGTCAGTAGCCCATGCAGGGTTATTGGCCCAACTGGCGAACGCCGCTGTATCCAGGAACAGATCGGGAGCGGGCACTGATCAGCCGCCGTACAGCTCGATCAGGTCCGGCTTGTTCGTTGCCTCAGCCTCGACGGGATCGGCGCCCTTGGAGATGGCGTACTTGACCCAGTCGGGCTTGGGTGCCACCTTGGCCGGCGGGCCGCCCGGTTCGGCGTCGGGATCGCCGCCGCCTTCCGGCTCGCTGGGCGCATTGCCCACTTTCTCGACGAGACCTTCGGCAAGGAAGTGCTTCTCCTGATCGTCGGAGAGCCACTCGACGTGTTGGCCCTCGTACTTGTGCAGCACGTAGCCCTGCTGGTCCTTGGCCAGGACGCAGGGCGCCACCACCTTGTACACGCTTAGACCCCCGTGATCTTCCACGCGGCGGCGGGCTCGAGGACCAGCGGAACCGTGATGCGGCGGGCGCGCACGCGGTACTGGTCGTTGTCGTCGTCGCGCATCGTCTTGACCTGCGTCATACCCTCGGCGCGAACGTAGCCGATGGCCGGAAGGTTCTCGTCGACGAACGTGCCGAACAGGCTGGAGTCGAGAACCGTTGCCGCACCGGTGATCGGAGCGTTCGGGCTGGTGACCCACGTGAACCCGCCGATGCGCTTCACGAGCGGGCTATCCATCCCTGCCACCACCGGCGAACTGTTCACACCGGGCATCTCGCGCGCCAACATCGCGACCAGCTTGTCGTCGCTGGTGACGTTGGCGAACGTGTCCAGGTCGACGAACACCGTGTCGGGCATGTAGCCCTGCTTGAGCTTGATCAGACTCGAGTTGGTGCGCATCAGGTCACGCAGGATCCGCGCCGATCCATCGCTGGCCGACCACGCACCGCCCGACACTGCCGTGCTCTGTGTGACCGCAGAGTTGACCGCCGATAGCGCAATCGAGTCGATCTTCGACACCGACGAATTGATCAGCTTGCGGAATGAGCGGCGCACCGCATCGAACCGGCCGCGGTTGATCGCCTCGTCGGTGACCTGCGCGTCCTGGCCCCACTTGACTGTGTTGGCCATCTGCGCGGGACCGGTGCTGATCGGGGTCAGCGGGTACTCGGCGCCCGGCTGCACAGCCTTGGGCACCCGATCGGCGAAGATGTTCTCGTTCTGCTCGTATCCGACGGCGCCCGACTCGGTGTACTGCTGACCGGTCAGAATCTTGTCAGCGACGAACATCTGCTGCTCGATCGTGCGCAGGTAGCGTGCGATCCACAACGGATCTTTAAGGAACCGGTTGATCTGAAGAACATCACCCGACAAACTCGGGAAACCGGGGGGGTAGGTAACGGCCATTTACTCTCTCGCTTTCGTGTCTGCGCGCCCGGCTCAGAAGAGCCGCACGACAACCTGGTTGGCAGCGGCAGCCTTGAGAGCCTTGCCGATGATGGTGGAGTAGGTCGTGCCCGAGAAGGCGGCGATGGCGCCGGCCGCTGCACAGGTGACGGGGTCACCGGCGTTGATGGCGCCGGTCGACGTCAGCAGGTGAACCTTCCCGATGTGCACGGTGACGTCGGCGCCGGATGCGGCGTCGAACGCTGCGATGCCCAGGAACGCTGCAGAGGCTGCCGAGGACGGGGCCACAGTGTCATCACCGGAGACGACGAGCGCCTGCCCCCCAGTAATGGCCGCCGACGCGGTGCGGGTGATCTCGTCGCCATCGTCGAACAAGGGAATGTACTCAGCCATGATCAGGCTTCCTTTCCGTAGTTGAAGCCCGTCAGTTGGGCGAACACTTGCGCCTTGTCGCTGTCCTCGGGCTGCTCTTCACGGCTGACACCGTGACCGAGTTCGTCGACCGCCATCGCCTTGTTCTCGGGCAGTGTCGCGATCAGCGACTTGGTGTTCTCGCGGTTGGAGGCCAACGACTTGCGCCACTCGGCCTCGCTGGCGGGGGTGATGCGTCCGCTGGCGAGAGCGCCGCGGATAGTCGCGTCGTCCTGCTCGCGGACCTGCTGGGTGCGGGCTTCTGCGCCGTCGCGGGCCTGGACCACCAGTTGGTCGTAGGCCGTCTTGTCGACCGCCATCGCCTTGGCGCCGTCGACGACAGTCAGGCCGAGCTTGGCCGCTGCCTTGTTCACGTCCTCGGCGGTCAGCTCGGGCGGCTCGGTGTCGCCACCGTCGCCGTCTTCCGGTAGTGCGGCGATGGCCGCCTCGATTGCGTCTTCGTCGGCGTCGGCGTCAAGGCCGAGCTTCTGGAGCGCGCTTTCACTCAGGGTTCCCATATTGGGCTCCTTTTCTTTCTCGGCCTCCACAACCGGAGGGGTCTGTGCCCGCGGCGCGATCTGCGGGGCGGGGGCGGCCTCACGGCCGGGATACTTGAAGTGGCGCAGCGACGCGCTGGCTCGGCCAGCAAGGGCATATGCGGGGTCTTTCTTGATGGTCTCGACGATCGCCTCATCTGCCAGCCCGGCGGCGACCGCTTCGTCTGCGGTGTACCAGGTTTCGGCGGTCATCAACGCCTGCCATTCCTCGGCAGTTCCGCCAGCTTTCGCGGCGTAGATCGTGGCGATGTTGCCCGACATTGACCGCAGGCCGTCTGCCACCCGCTGCAGTTCATCGGCGTTGCCCGCGGCGAAATCCCACGCGTTGTGAATCATCATCTGGCTGTTCTGATTCATGACGACCTTGTCGCCACCCATCGCGATCACGCTGGCGATTGAGGCCGCGATGCCGTCGACGACGACGGTTGTCGTCGCGTCTAGGCCGCGGATCGAGTTGAGGATGGCGATGCCCTCGAAGACGTCGCCGCCGTAGGAGTTGATACGCACTGTGATCGCGTCGGCCTTGATCGTCGCGATGTCGCGGACGAAATCGGCTGCGGTGATACCGAACATGCCGATGTCGTCGTAGATCATCACCTCAGCCGGGCCATCGTCCGGCGTGGCCAGCGCGTACCAGGACTTCGGCTTATCTACCACAGCGTGTCGCCTCCGTTTGTCTTGGGTGTACGGCGGCGGGCAGCTGGTGCGCGTCGCGTGTGGGCGGCCACCTTCACACCCGACGGTGGGCCATCGGGGGGCGCTTGCGCGTCGTCCGGCGGCTCGGCGTTCGGATCCGGCGCGGGCGGTTCCGCGTCGGGATCCACACCGGGAAGGCCGGTGGCCGAGCGCAGGAACGCCTCCAGCCGCGGATCAGGCGTCAGTAGCCCTGCGTTGACGAGCATCTGAAGCGCCGCGGCGGTCGCATCCTGGCGTGAACCGATCTCGTCGAACACCAGTCGCGGGGTAGGCTCGTCCACTCCGAAGTTGACATCAACCAAGTCTTCGACGACGTGCGCCTGAGCCGTGTTTCGGATGTCGTCGGCCACCGTCTGCACCGACTGCACGAACGTGTCGGCCTGGACGCTGGCGAGCGCGTAGCTGCCGCCCTTGCCGTCGAGGTTGAGGAAGTGAGCCAGCGCGACGAGCGCGATCTGATGGTCGTGGTACTCGATCGCGCGGCGCGGGTCCATCGGCGTGCCCCCGGGTGACGCCACGAGGAGCGTCTCGCCCGCCGTTAACGCCAGGCCGGCGGTCTCGCCGCCGCTGTACGCCGACGCCAGCGTGAGCAGCACACCCATACGCTCTTCGTCTTCAGAGTCGTCATCGTTGCCCGTGATAACCGGGACGCCGATACCGTGACGCCGCGCTGCCGCGGCCTCGACGCGCATCAGCTCATCCTTGAGCTTCCAATGTTTGTAGGCTGGCCGGAGCAGCGAATTGCCCGTCCACACACCAGGATCAGGATCGCGGACGTAGACGACGAGCCGATTAATGGGCATCGCATCACCCATGGTCGTCGGCGCCAACACGATCATGCCCGGCGTGCTGAACACGCCCGCCGACCACTGCTGCACCGACAACAGGCTGCCGTCGCGGTCCACATTCCAGTACGCGATGGATGACTGCGGGCGGGGGGCGAGCTTCCGCAGCATCGCGTAGCCACCGAACGGCCCAACACCAGTCGGCGGGCTGTAGTTTTGTTCGAAAACACTGTGCCCGTACTGCTGGTACGTCAACGCCTGCTGAAGGTGCTCGGCCCACGAGAACTTGTCGCGGGTGCGCGGAGTCGGCTTGTCATCGTCGCCGCCCTCGATCGGCAGGCCCAGATTCGTCGCCACAAACTCGGTGACCTCGTCGCTGGCGCCGTTCTGGGCGATGCGCCACGCCGTGCGGCGGATCGGAAGCCCCAACGCGCGCAAGACGGAGGCCACGCGGGCGTCCTCGCGGCCCATCCGGCTGTACGTCCACACCGAATAGGGCCACCGCAGCTCAAGAACCGACTCGAACAGGTCATTCGGTAGCCCGAATGAGTTGAGCCACCCCGCATTCGCGTTGACGTAACCCTTCTCGGTGCGGGGGGCAGCGGTTTTCGTGGCCAATGTCGCCCCCTTTCGGACTAAGATGGGTGGTTATGCACGGCGATCCGGACCCCGAGATCACGATCAACAGCATGTTTGCTGACCCTGTTCATCAGGCGATTAGTGAGCGCGCCCGGCTACAGCGAGAGCTAAACGCAGAGGTTGTGCGTGAACTGCTCGGTGATCCGGCTATCGACAGTGAGGTGTCACGGTTCCTTCGCGAATCACTCGGCTACGACCCTGCGGTGGTCTACAAGCAGGACTAAAACGCCGCGCTCATGGCGTCGAAATGGTCGTGACTGTTCTGGTGGTGACTTGTTTTGGCACCTGACCGTGGCGCGGCTGTCTTTCGCTTCGTCTTGCCGGTACGCAACAACGCCCAGTCGGCCAACGAGACCGCCACCACGGGGGCGATCGGCGCGTCGCCGACCTTGTCCCACGCGAACCCGCCGCCCGGCATGTCACGCTTGCCTACCGATGCGACGGCGTCGTTGAAGATGGATTGATCCGAGTGCGTGAACTGGCCTTCCAGCGCGCCAGCCAACCAGTCGCGGCAGGCCCGCGCCATGTCCGACCAGTTCGTGATCGTCGGCTCGATACCTTCCTCGATCAGGAAAGGCACCAGCACCATGGCGTCACTGCGGGCATCGATCACCAGGTCGACCGGATTCCAATCGGTGACCTTCGTAACGAGATACTTGACCATCTCCGTAGTCGTAGCCTGCGTCAGTGGTCCGATCTCGCCGTGCCGTCGGCCATCGTCAACCCGCTGCACCGCGGCCACGGCCCACAGCCCGCCGCCCCTGGCCTTGTCCACCGCCATCGCGCGCGACCCGACGAGCTTAGGGCCGCCCCTCACCGCCATGTTCTGCCAGTCCTTCGACGGGATGACGTGCTCACGGTCCTCGTCGCCGACCGGCCAGCGCCCCCAACCGAGCACCTCGACCTCGAACGACGTCGACGACAACTCGGTGAGCAGCTTGCGGACCTTGGCCTCGGAGTGGATCACGCCGTAGGACGCGTTCGCCACCTTCCACGTCTCGGGATCTTCACGAATACGGCGACGCTCGGCGTCGGTGACCCCGGCGTCTGGCTCAGGCGCGGCGTACTCGGCGTAATACAGGCCAAGGTGCTTCTTACCAAGCCTGATCGCCTCCAGCGCCCGCGACCGAAGCCGCGCCAACACTTCACCATTCGGGTGAATATCCTCGTTGACCGCCGACGACAGATAAATCGTCTGCGGATTCTTCGAAGCCAACTGCGTCGGCGAGATCGCAGCCATTTCGCCGTCCGTGAGGTTGTACGCCTCGTCGTAGATCAGCAGGTCAATCTCATCAGGCCCGCGAAAATCACCCGAACGCGTGATAAACATCGTCACAGACTCGCTGCCGTCGTCATGGGTGACGGTGAACCCGGCGACACCCTGAGAGCACAACCAACCCGACGCGCGCCGCTTAAGCGATGGCCGCGAGTTGATCAGCGTCTTCACACGCAGATAGATCGACTTCGCCGTAAGCCACCGCTGCGCCGAGTAGACGATCGTCTCCCGCCGAGTGAACGCACCGTAGAGGATGCGGAGCTCGGCGGCCGAGAGTGTCTTGCCGTTCTGCCGACACGCGATGATGATCGCCGTCGGATGAGTGAACAGCCCGTTAGTCGGATTGATCGCCAGTACACCGTGCAGCGTGTCCATCTGCCACGGCAACTGGCGCTTACCGACGCGCTCGGCGAGATTGCATGCCTTGTTCGCCTCGGTCGGATCACCCTCATCGGCCAACAGATACAGCGCATCCTGATTGCCTTCGAGCGTCGGCCACCCTGCGGCTATGTCAGAGGTTAGCGAGATCGTCATTCGGGTCCGGTCCTGGGATACTGGCGCGCTGCTTGTGAATCACGCCGATCAACCGAGACAGAGCCATAGTCAGCGCGGTCGCTTCCTTCAGCGCGTCGTTGATGACGACCTGAAGCACCTGGTCGCGGTTGATGCGAACATGCATCCACGCCGACCGCTTGCCGGTGAGCAGTTCGTCGAGCACGTCGAGCCGGTCGGCGATCCGGCCGGCCTCTCTGATCAACAAAGTGATCTCGTAGGGGTCGGCGCTTTTAGAAAGCTCCGAAACTAGGCGCTGACCTGCGGTTTTGGCGACGTTGCGGGCCATTTCAGACCAAAACCGTTGATTTGCAAGAGATTTCGGCCCGTTTTACAGCAAACTTGGCCGCCGTACACACACATTCCTGACTACCGGCGGAGTCAGGCGCTCCCCCCCCTGGCAAGCATTTATGCCGGGAGGGGGTGTAAGTCGACGAGCGCAAGCTGCTCGCCTCCTCTCACCAGTCCATCGCCAACGGGATGGTTACTGGCGTCTCAGCCTTGCGATCGGGGTGGGTGCCGGTCAGTGCCGGGCGCTTGTCGTCGCGGCTACCGTCGCCGCGTTTCTTGTTGCATGTGGCGTGTAGTAGGCGGTCAGCCCTTGTGCCGCCGTGGATGCGGGGCACGGTGTGGTCGCCTGCGAGCTTGAGGTGGTCCCAGTTGTGGTGCTTGTCTTTGAACATCGGTAGGCCGCACCACCAGCACAGCGTGCCGTCGGTCAGCTTGCGGATGAGCGTGGCCACGATCTGTTGGTGCTTCCACCCGAGCCCGCGTGCAGTGGTGTTGGCTTTACTCTGAGTCGCCATCTTGCACGTCAATGCGATCAATCAGCGCGCACCACACCATTGCGCCTAATAGTCTCAATGAGCGGCGCAATGTCGACTGACCGTGTCAGTGGTGACGTTCCGGTCAGTCGACATTGCAGCCAGTCCCGCAAGATTCCTCGCCTTATAGCGAAGATTAGGCCGTTGATTGGTGTGATGTTTGGTCTCATGTGGCCGATCCTTGGGGCTGTTGGGCTGTGCGAGGTATCTGGTCGATGAGCTCATCCAGCGCGGCCGCCGACTTCGCGATCCATTCGGCTGATCCGTCTCGGCGGGCGAGTTTGAGTTCGGTGGCGGCAGCGGTGATCTGGTCGGGGAGCGGCTTGTCGGATCTGGGCATCGCGACCTCGTCTCGGTCAACGAAAACGCCGCCCAGGTGATGGTGGGGCGGCGTGGGGAATGTGTTTCGGGCACGACTACCTGTTGAAACAGGCGACGTAAGGCAGAATATCACCAGGTCGACCTGAATCACACCAGTGTGATTCGTCGGCCGTGTCGGTGGGCTGTGGTATATGCTGATAAGTTCGCCTTACGTCAAGTCGTCAAGCAGGTAATCAGGTAGACCTTGCCACTCGTCGGGCACGTCACTAGTGGCGTGGTCGTCACGCTCAATGCCCAGTTCATCGAGCAGTCCGGGTTGCTTAGCGTCGATGAAAGCGGCCATCTCGGCGCGCTGTTCGGGTGTTGGTTGGATCATCGTTTCTCCTGTGGTTGTGCGCCGATAATGTGGCGATCTGTCATCCCGCCTTCACCTTCCTCGCGGGCCTCTCCATCCGTAGCTTCTGCACGTCCGCCCAGAGGTAGAGTGGCACATCGTCGGCACTATGGCGGGTGATCACCTCGCGACCGTCGGGCCTTCGATAACCCCTTGGTTTAAGTTTGCTGTCTCGGCGCCAATCCCGAAGGGTGCTCTCGGGTATCCGATACTCCTCGGGCTGTATGCGGTTGACCTCGAGGATTTTCTTAATGGTGATCTTCTTGCGTTCCAGATCCTTCATGAGCAGCAGTTGCAGCCGGTCAGGGTTATGGGTGTGGCGACAGGCCCGGCAGTAGACCTCGACCACGTCCTGGCGGCAGGATAGCTCGGTGCCACAGATGGCTTGCTTGCCTTCGATCCATGTCGGACATTTGCCAAGGACCCGCATCGGCACCGGCCTGTTGATGAGCCTGACGATCTCGCCGTCGCGCTTGTCGTCGCCGACGAACCGGTGGATCTCGTTGAACGTCTGGCCCGCGCCCTCGGATGCCGAAATGGCGCTGAGTTGCCCTGAGAGCCATCGGGCCATCCCCGTACACGCCGCAACCCCCGTTCGTGAGCCTGTGGCGACGCTGGGCGGCAAATCGAGCCCTCTGGACTCGCACAGGTCCCGCACGATCGTGCTCAGCGAGTTCTGAATCCGGTCCAACAGCCGCGACGCCCTGGAGTTGACCCGGCCGGCGGCCAGGAACTGCGCGCGCATCTTGGCCTGCTTGGCGCTGGGAACGTACTCGCAGCACACGCAGATCCGCTCGGGCCCGCGGATCTCGCGGCTGGTGTTGCCGTCGGCGTTGGGCTCGAGCAGCTCGATCACGGTCACCACACCGGGGATCGTCATGCCGCACTCGTCGGCGTGCTCATGCTCTGGATGCCCGCAGGTGCACTTGGGCAGCACCTCGTCGTCGCCCTTGAGCCGCGTGCCGCTGCCGGCGTGCCGTCCGCCGTCGCCGAGCTTGGCATGACCGACCGCGGCCTCGGCGAGGCGGTCGATCCACCACGGCAGGTCGGTGAGCATCTGGCGCAGGTCGGCCTGGCACCGTCCGCACAGGAACGCATCGTGCGCCCGCCCGCCGCAGCTCTCGCACCCGCTCATGACAGGTACAGGATCTGCGCGATGAACAGCCAGAACTGGTGGCGCAGGGTGTGGTCGTGGCCGGGTTGGGTGGTGTCGCCGCCGCACCAACGGCAGGCGGTCATGCGAAGTCCTCGATTCGGGTGAGTTCATCGGGCGACGCAGTGCACCAGTCGCAGCCGCTGATCGGTGCGTGATCGAAGTGGACTTCGATGCCGAAGCTGTTGAAGCCGGTGATGTGGCCGGTGGCGCGGCGGCCCTTGCGGTTGCGTGCTGGACGAACCGCCCACACGGAGCCGACCTCGACGCGATCGCCAATTCGCCAGGTGTCGCTCATCGCCGCACCGTCCGTCCCACGCACGGGATCGCCCTGGTGGTGCCCGTCACCGGGTTGCGGCAGGGCTCGCCTTTGTTGGCGCCGCAGACG